CGCTTCTTCGTGTGTCGATGGCCAGGTGCTCCTCAGCCCAGCACCCGAGGGTTGGCCATCGTCCCGGAGACCGGACTGTCCTCACGCCAGCCCGGTCCGGCCTACGACCCCGGGAGCATGGGACGCCCCCGGGGTCGTAGCGCGCTTAGATGTAGATGCTGTCCCGGACGGCACCGGCCAGGGCGGCGGCCCGGTCATGGGCCATGACGGCAGCCACGGCGGCATCAATCCGGCGGGGTGAGTCCTTCCGCTCCTTGGCCAGCCGGGCACCTCGGGCATCCTCCCGCAGCACCGCGTTGCCGATGTGGCGGGCCAGCCGGCTATCCCCTGAGTGAGTCAGCTGCTGGTTGACGACGGCTTCATAGAACCGGGCGGTGGCCGGCGTCATGCGGCCCGGGGACTGCGGGTACTCCAGCACCGGCAAGCCCTCGCCGTCCAGCAGTTGCAGGGAGCGCGCCCACCGGAAGGGATCGGCGGCGATCTCCACCACCCGCCAGCGCCGGCACGCGGCCCGGATGGCGGCCTCCACGTCGACGATGGGGACCTGGGTGCCGGCGGCCTCCCATAGCTCCACCAGGTCGACATGGGGGCGCTGGTCGACGCTGGCCACGGTCAGGACCGTGGTATCGCCGTTGAAACTGCCGTCGAAGGCAACGAAGACCTCGGCCCCGTCCGGGATGATCCTCGTGGTGTCGGCGCAGGCGGCCCAGGCCCCATCAGGCAGCCAGGCGTCATCAACGCCGACCCACTGGCCCAACCGGTATCGGCGGAAGGCGTTCTCGCGCATCTTGGGCGGCAGGGTCGCCCGGAGCGCGTCACGATGCAAGAAGTCATCAAGGGCCGGGTTGGCAATTGCCCACGCCTGTTCGTCATCGAGCGCGCAGCCGGCCGGGGCGGCGAACTCGCGGAAGTAGAACGACGGGTCGGCGCCTTCGCGGCCGTGGTTGACCAGGCGCCGCATCACCCCATCATCGCCAGCCTTCGGCGGGGTCGAGATGGCCAGCAGCAGCGATCGATCGCGCTTGCCAGCACGGGCGGCCATGGCCTCGTACGTGTCGTCGGTGACCACGTGGAGTTCGTCGACCAGGGCCATGCTCGGGTCCCAGCCTTGGAGGCTGCCCGGGTCGGCAGGCAAGGCCATGAACACGCTGTCGGTTCGCGGCTCGAGGAGGTGATCGGCGAACACTTGCACGCGGGCGGACAGATCCCTGTCCAGCTCCACCATCCGCTTGGCCGTGCGGAAGATGATCCGAGCCTGCCGCTCATCGCTGGCGACGACGAGCACTTGTGCGCCTTCTACGCCATCGCCGAGCAGCCCATACAGCCCGATGGCGGCGGCCAGGGTGGACTTGCCGTTGCCGGCAGGGATGGCAACCAGCGCCTGGCGGGGTCGGGGTTCGTCCAGGACCCCGCGGACGATCTCACGCTGCCAGGGCCGCAGTTTCAGGCGATGCTTGGCCCCGGTGCCCTTGGGAACCATGATGTACCGCTCGCAGAACGCGATACAGCGGGCACCGCCGCGCTTGGGCAGCCTGCGCAGGTCCAACGGTGGGGCGGTTGGGGTTCCCTTTGGACCGGCCTTCATGGAATCATCCGGGCGCCATGGACGAGACCGACCCGGTTACCACTGGCACGCGAGTCGCAGTCGCGCTCCTGAAGTTGTGGCTGGAGCAGGATCGGCTGAGCGCAGCGCACATCGAGGGCGTCCTGACGGACCCGAAGGGACCAAATGCAGCCGAGATCATCGCCGGTCAGCTCAACCTCGGCATGCTGCTGCTGCTCATGCTGGCCGAGGAGCGCGGCGCGAGCGCCGAGGACATGGACGACATGATGGAGGAGGCCCGAGGCATCCTCCAGGATCTGTCGGAAGGTCTCCCCGAGTAGCCTCACGCGACCACCGGAGGCGGTTCATCGACCCCGAGTGTGTCGGAAACTTCGCCTGGCGAGGGGTCGGGGGCGGTCAGCGTCCTCAAGATTCGGTGGGCGAGGTGGGCGGATCGGGCGCTGTTGCACGACCTGCAGCGGACGACCAGCCCGCCTCGCGGGTTGCCGCCGCGGGCGACCTCCCGGACGTGGTCGGCGGTGAGGTCCGCGGCGGGGTGGGCGGGCCGGCGCTCCCAGCCGGGACACCAGTCCCCGACGATGGCACGATGGTCGGCGACGACTCGTCGTCTGCGTTCGCGCTCCTGGGCGTCGGCGTGGAGGTCGGGTCGTCGCTGCTGCTTGGCCCAGTCACGCTGGCGCATGCAATCCGAGCACCTCGGCTTGCCTCGCACGCTTCGCCCACAATCGAGGCAGGCGCGGAGCAGGCTGCGGGTCATCTCGGCTTACGGCGCTGGCGCTGGCGCAGCCGGTCACGGCATGACTGGCAGCGGTCGCCTGGCCCCTTGAACTCGTTGTGACAGGAGAGGCATCGGCCCTGCCTGCGTGGGGCGCGGTAGATCCAGCTCGTCTTACCCATGGCGTCGGAGGAGGGTAAGCAGGACCGGGGTGGGGCGTGCATCGCGGGAGACTCCGCGCACGCCGACCACCCCGGCCCCGGCGTAGGCCGGCACCCGCACCACGGCAACGTGGTCCAGCGCCGCACTGATCCTCGTCACGCGCTGGCGGTCGGCCGACCAGCGGCTACCACCAGGCACCTCAGCGAAACCAACGCTTAAGCCCAACGGTACCCCGTCTCGGGCGAGGGCCAGGACCTCGTTCCCGAGCAGGGTGTCCGACACTCGCCACTCGCCCCAGGCGGCGTCGGCCCGGTCCTCGATGGTGAGGGTGCGACCGATGGGGAGGGTGCCGGCGTCTCTCGGGTGGGTCGCCGTCAACGGGATCTTGGCCGGGTCAGTGCCGGCGAGGGCGCCTCTCTCAAACGTCTCGATGACCAACCGGCCTCGGTCGTACACCCGCGCTTCGGTGCCCCAGGGAAGGAGGGCGCCGACCAGGGTGCGACCGTCGCCCCCGTCCCGAACCGCGAGGGAGCTGGTGAACTGGCGAGTGTGGATCATGCGACCGCTGGTCCTTCCTGGTCGTCGATGCCGGCGACCGGGGCCAGGTCCTCTAGCTCCCGGACTTCGCTCCGGAGCTTCCAGCCGGCCCGGATGGCGCTCTCGTGCGCCTGGTACCTGGTGAGCAGGTCGGTGCGGACCAGGGCGGCGGCGTTGAACTTGACCGTGGTCGTCGAGGACAGCAGGGCCGAGAGGGCCGTTTCCAGCCGGACCAGCCAGGGACGTAGGCCGAAGGTGAGGAAGTCGAGCGCCCGTTGTTCCACGTTGGCGTAGGTGAGGCTCCCGCCGGACTCGCCGCCGATCAGTTCGGGCTGGACGCCGAAGTAGCGGGCGATCGTGGCGACGTTCGCCCTCGTGGTTTCAAGGAATTGGGCTTCCTCGGGGGCGATGGTGACGGCTTGGAAGCGGGCGCCGTTGCCGAGGACGGCGATTTCCCGGTTGCCGTCGCGGTAGCGGTCCCGCCATTGGGCTTTGATCTGGTCGGCGCGGTCTTGCTTGAGGTCCTGGTCGGTGCTCAGCACACCGGCTGGCATCCCGCCATCGCCGAAGAACCGGGCGCCGTACCGCTCGGCGGCGATGCCTAGCCCCACGGCCTGTCTCGCGTGGGCAATCGGGGAGAGCCCGACGACGTTGCCCGGCGTGGTGAATGCCCGGACGTGCCAGACGGAGGCGGGGTCGACCAGCTGGCCATCCACCCGGTACTCCACGGCGCCGTTCGGCACGGTCACCCCGACGCGCTCAGGGGCGAGCAGCTCGACCTGGGCGGGGAGAAGGCCCGCGCCGGCCCGGTCGACGATCAACCCGTAGCAATTGCCTCTGACGAGGAGGCTTTGGAGGGTGGCGTAGAGGAAGTCGGGCAGCGTCCAGCCGGCCGAGGGCGCCCGCAGGACCGGGGGCAGGGCGGGCAGGGGGTTGCGCTCCCCGACCCGGTAGGCGGCCAGGGGCAGGGTGCTGATGCTGCCGGCGATCAGGTTGACCGATGCCCACACTGCCGAGTGCTGCATGGCCGTGGTCGGGTTGACCGCCACCGCGGCATAGGTCGAGGCCACCGGCAGGTCGCCGATCTGGAACAGCGCCCGGTCGTGACGCTTCCAGGGCCAGGTCCAGCCCATCGGCTTAGGTCGTGCCGACGAAGGTTTTGACCGCGGCGGTGTCGATGAGGGCGCCGTCGAGGCGGACGATGCAGCGGAAGGCGATGAGGTCGTTTTGGAAGCGGTACTCGTCGCTGCGCTCGAACCGGATGCCGTTGACGATCCTGATGAAGTACCGATCCATGGCGCCGAAGGCGATGTACTCGGCGGCGTTGGCGGCGGCCGGCATGAACGGGTCGGTGTAGACCGGGTAGCCCAGGATGGAGCGGCGGTCGGTGAGGCCGTTGACGGGCTGGCCGCTGGTGTCGCGGAGCTTGCGGATGCCGACGTTGACGGCGTTGCGCATGAGGAACGCCGCCGAGGCGGCCTCGGCATACGGCTCAGCCACCGATCCGACCAGGTTCCAGAGGGCGTCGGTGCCCTGGTTGGCGGTGCCCTGGGTGCCCAGCCCGGCGGCCGTGCCCGCCGGACCGGTCACTCCGGTGCCGGCGTCCAGCAGCAGCCCCCGCGGCTGGCCGGTGCCGTTGATAAGGTCGTCGCCGTACCCGGTGGCGCCCAGGCCGAGGCTCAGGGCGGCCTGGCGGGCCAGGAAGTCCAAGAGGTTGACCGGGGTGTCGTTGGCCAGCTCGGAGGACACCTCGAAGTAGTTGGCGTACTTGTAGGCGCTCAGGGTGACCGTTCCGAGGGCGGGGTCGCTTTCGGTGATCTGCTGGGCCTCGCCGGTGATGGCCGAGGTGACGAAGCCGGTGGAGCGGGGCACGACCAGGTTCTCGCCCGTCTCGGTGGTCACGACGGTGGCGCCGGCCCGCATGAGGGCCGAGGTTTCCACCAGGTGCTGGACGATGCGGCCGTACACGTCGGTGCCCATCGCCTGGGTCGCCGTGGTCGTGAGCAGGTCCCGGGTGTGGACCCGCACC